CCATCTTCGTGTTCCCGCTTATCTTCCGGATCTTCCTTGCGCTGTAGTTCAGCTCTTCAAGGATCCTGCTGTAGTTCTCTTCGTAGTTCCTGTTCATGGTGTTTTCCTTTCCGGCCCGTGGCCTTTGCTTTCCTTTGTTGTGACTGTATATTCGCTCTGATGCCGGATACTATCCAGTAATAGTTGCACCATATATGTCACAATCATTCCACCATGAACCTGTGTATTTTATGACGTGTAGTTCGGCGATCTCGGGAGCGGCTCGTAGCCTGCGCTCCGCACAATCTTTGCGGCTTCCTCATCGGAGAGGATACGGTTGATCTTCATGCTACCGGCAATGATCCATTTCCCCAGCATCTGCGGAGAAGTCTTGAACCGGTAATATCCCCTCACGGGGATACTCGTCATCATTGCCCTGTACCCTCTGCCGTTCTTCTCAACGACAGGCTGGTAGTTGATCTCGTCCGAGTACTCACACTCGCACCAGACCTCGTCATCGTGCATGAACCTGATGACCCCGTTCTCCTTAATCCCGATGTGCACGGCAAGCGGGATCTCCGAGAGGTGCCAGCCGGGACGAAACTGCAAAGGTCCAAGTCTGGACTTCACCTTCCCATTTGGAAGGCGCTCACCCTCCTTTGCATCTACCCAGACACCGATCGGGATCCTTGTCTTCGTATCCACGTAGAGCGGATACAGGTTTCCATCTTTCATTTTCAGGAGCTTGTATCCGATCATGGATCCTCCTTTCTGCCCTAGAAAGTCACAAGGCCTCTTTTGTCATAGACGCTCTCTGAATGCTCCTGCCGGATACACCGATCAAGCGCCATGATCGCCGCGACAATTCCGTCGATCTTCTCAGGAGATCTTGCCTTTGTCGGCTTGATGTTGTCCGCTGCGTCCCGGTCCACCACAACGTTCAGTGCCATCCACTTGAGGATCGGATTGCCTCCGTGAATGATCTTTCCCTCCATCATCAGCTTGTAGAACTCCTTCGTCGGAGCACTCATGTCCTTGAACCCTTGCCCGAAAGGTACCATCGTCATGCCGTCGTCCTGCAGGTTGATGGTGAGCTGTGTGGCGTTCCATCTATCCACTGCGATCTCTTTGATGTTGTAGATCTGATAGAGATCGAGGATGAACTTCTCGATGAAGTTGTAGTCGATGACGTTTCCCTCGGTTGCCTTGAGATATCCCTGTTTCTCCCAGGTGTCATATGGTACCGATGCCCGTCTTACCCGGATCGGGATCGTATCCTCCGGCACCCAGAAGAATGGCAGGCAGATATACTTCTCGTCCTCCGTCCTCGGTGGGAACATCAATACCAGTGCGGTGATATCGCCGGTGCTCGAAAGGTCGAGTCCGCCGTAGCACTCCCGGCCTCGGAGCAAGTCCAGGTTGATCGGCTGATTGCCCTTATCGAAGACCTGCTCCGGAATGAAGGCTGTCGTACTCGACACCCACATGTTTAAGCGGAGCTGTTTGAACACTGCCTCTTCTGCCGGGTTCTCCAGTGCCTCGTGGTAGTGCTCCCGGACGCGATTGATATCGATCGTCTGCCCGAGGGAGGGATTGGCCTTGTACCAGTTCTTCTCGTCATGCCAGTCCTCTCCATCTTCAAGTCCATACACGACCGGATAAAACGTGTGGTCCACGCGTTGACCTGCGAGGATGTCCTTCGCCTTCTGATGCAGCTCGTAGCAGATGGAATTCTTGTCCGTTCCGGCAGTCGTGATAAGGAAGAACAACGGCTGCTCACGGGCGTCTCCGGACCCCTGCGTCAGGACGTCATAGAGCTTTCTTGTCGGCTGGGCATGAACCTCGTCGAAGACAAGGCCGGATACATTCAGACCATGTTTCGTGCCAACCTCCGCACTCAGGACCTGAAAAAAGCCGGCATTGCTGTAGTTCACAATCCGCTTGGTAGCGGCCATGATCTTCGATCGCTTCAGGAGCGCCGGTGTCATGGATACCATCTGATGCGCAACGTCAAAAACGATCGATGCCTGCTGGCGGTCCGCAGCAGCGCCGTAAACTTCTGCGGAAGGCTCGTTGTCGGCGTACAGAAGATACAGGGCAACGGCTGCTGCGAGCTCACTGTTGTGGGTCGGTACAAATGACGTCCCGGCAAGGTAGCAGTGGCTTTTGCTGTCGACCTGGATGCACTGCATTTTCACCTTGTGGTCCAGTGGCTCAATTGACTTCAGGTAATGGAAGTTCGATCTTGTCTTTCCCTTCCGATCCCGTGTCCTTTCTGTCTTCCGGTACAGTCTTGTGGTGGGCTGATCCTCAAAGGTCGTAAAACGGATCGTATACAGCGTCTCTCCGGTAGGAACGCCGTATCTTGTGGAAGGCTCCTGTGTCATCGCGTTCTTGATCCCAAGCGACCAGAGAAGCTCCCGCACCGATTCTGCCAGCTGTCTTACCGTGCTGACAAAAATGCTTTGCGATTTCGCTGTGCTGACACAGCCGTCCGAGTCCATCAGCCCCTGCAGGAGCGCCCAGCGCTGACTCTCATCAGCACAGAGATACTCGGGTGGGATCCTTTTGTCCCGGAACGATCCGACCAGTATCTGTTTCAGGACCTTATACGTGATCCGATAGGATCCCGGCTGCCGGACAATCGTCCCCGGCTCATAGGGGATGAAGGACTTCATGGAGAGCAGGTCGCTTTCCCTTACGGTAATCTCCGGCTTTGTCGCGGTGCCATTCCCGAGCCAGTATCCATAGAGGTACGGGTCTACCGGGAGGTCATGACGATAGGGAAGCTGGAGAGCAGGCGCAACCGGGATCCGGATCACGGACTGTAGTTTCCTTTTTCCGGCTTCTGATTTGTTGTATCGTTCCTGCGACTTGAAGATCTCTTTGGTCTTCATCACCCGATGCCGAGGCTTTCCGCAGATGTATTCCACGTCCCACAGGTGATTCTCACCGGCGACAATAGAAGTACCATCCCGGAAAGTCAGTCGGTACGGCTGCTCCTTATCGTCCACCTCGCTCTTTGCAACAACGTGGCAGATCTCTCCGTTTTCATCAAACACGGCATCTCCGACCTGAAGATCCCCCATCGTTCTGAATCCGTCCGGAGTTGGGATCGGAGTATCCAACGCCAGCTCTTTGCCGTTCTTCTTGCCTATCTCGATGTAGGCTGTCCGGAACTGCCTCTTCCCGTCCGGCTTTACGATGCCGAAGAGATCCCGGACGATCTGTTCCTGCCACGGAAGAAGCCAGAAGCGCTTGCCGGCCCATTTGCCCTTGGTGTGACGGAGCATTTCGATGAAAGCCACAGCCCGGTCAGCTTTCGCTGCATCGTAATGGGAAGTCGGAAGCATGAACCGGGTCGGCTGGTAGTCTTTAAGTTTTGGAATATCCGCCGGCCTTTCTCTGTCCTCTGTCTTTACCGCCATCTTCTGCATCTCCCTTCTTTGCTGCCTATCTGTATCTTCTGCGGATCCTGTGGATCTTCAGCCACATCCGGATCCAACCGGAGAGCCCTGGCTTTTTCCCCTGCCTTGCCAGCAGAATCTCCCGCTGCATTCTTCGCTTCTTCGTATTCCATGCACGGATATACGCAAGCTGCTCCTCATCGTCCAATGCGCTCATTCTGTCCCCCATTTCTGCCGGATCATTTCACTGCCCAGATATTTGCATCGTCCTTTACGTGCCACTTGTTATCGAGGATCTCCTCCATCTCATCCTTGGGATCTGTCTGACCTCCTGCAGCGATGAGCCTCGATCTCGACGCCGGGGTCAGGCCGAACTGTTCGGCAAATCTGCCAAGCTGTTTCAGATACTGCTGAGCCATTGATACCTGCGGCACCTGCTGGTAGTAACCGGATGGCGTCCGCACGAGGGACCCGTTCTTCGAGATGAATTCCTCGTTCTGCTTCCATCTAGCATAGGACTGGCAGTAGCCGGCAAAGGCTGCCATGTCGACTTCCGTAAGGATCCCCATCTGTTCCATGAGCGGGGCCAGTCTCTTCCACTCCCTCTTTGCCTCTTTGTCGAGCCACGAAGGACAGCGCGGTGCTTTCTTCTCCGGCCTTGGCTCGTTCTCATTGAGCGGGTGCCTTCCGGGATTTCCCTCCAGCTCCTTCATTGCCGTGGGCTTTGGTTTTCTGCCTCTTGTTGCCATGTCCGTCACCTCCTTCCTCGGTTTTGTGCATCAAAAAAGGACCGCCAGAGCGATCCTTCCATGTGGTGTATGTAAACGAGAGAAGCGCCCTGCGGCTCTCTCCCGGATTTTCTATCCTTGTTTTGTAGTTCAGTTGAACTCGTGCAGGATTGCTGCAAGGGCAAGCTGTGCGTTTTCCGTCTCCGGCTCAACATCCCAGCCGCGATCGTATCTTGCGACCGGGAAGTCGCCAAGCCTGATCTCGAGCTTGCCGATCTTCCCGCCTTCGATCCCGTAGTCCTCGCTCGGCTCTTCGTAAACCTTTGCGCAGTAGGTGAATGTCTGGTTCCCGATTCTGATGCTTCCCTTTTTCCACATGCCGCATCTCCTCTCAAAACACCAGCTCGATGGTTCCGTCGAGGTTCTTTACTGCAGTCCACATATCCTCGTCTTCGTCGAAGCGGCAGAAGCACTCGAGTGGCTTGCCCGTCTTGCGGTCGTTGTAGCAGGAGGTTGTTTCGAAGTACATCTCGCCGTCGACCACCATGAACCGCTCCCTGTTGCGGATGCCGCAATCCGTGTACTCGTAGATTCCGATCTCGCCGTCCTTCATCTTCTTGACTTCGCTTAAGTCCTTCGTGTGGAATGTTCTCATTTTGCTGCCTCCGTTTTCTTTGTGCGCCCTTTCCCTTTGGGCATGTACATTAATCACTCTGTGGCGGAACGATAGCAAGGAGAACCAGCTGGGTATATGTCACAAAGATCCGGGAGATACCCTTGTGTATTTGTACGGGAAAGAAGCCCCTCTTCAGGGCTCCCTCCCGGAAGGCGTTCGTTCTGTTTTCAGTTGAGGCTCATCTTGAAAGCGTGACCCTTCTCGTATCCATTGCCCCAAAGGTCCTTTCTGAGGTTGACCTCGACCATCTCGCCGATCCTGCAGCCGGCCTCTTTGAAAAGCCATAAGGTTTCGACCGCGTCCGTTGCTCTGCAGGAGTAGGTGAAGGCCTCGATTCCGTTCTCTCTCATGCAGGCGGTGAGGGGCTCGACCTCCTGGTTCCAAATGATGTCGTCGAAGTTCAGGATCTCGTTCTCGTTCTCTCTGGAGATCTCGTAGGCTCTCCAGAGCTTCCAGGCGGTGTCGCCCTCCTTTGTGATCCTGTCCTCTGCCTCCTTGTAGGCTGCTTCTGCTGCGTTCCTGCCCTCGTCGGTGGCGGCTGCCTTAAAGGCTCTCTGTGCTGCTCTCATCGTGTTGTAGGTCTCTTCGAAAATGTTTGTCATGGCTTTGTCTCCTTGCTTTGTGTTTGTTATGTCTGCCTTTCCCTTTGGCATGTACATTAATCACTCTGCGCCGGGTTTATAGCAAGGAAATGACGAATTATAAGATGCACAAATATGTGCTTCCACATCGGGGTCCTGACTGTGTATCTTAGACCTCGCCATGAAGGATGAAGTTCGCGTATTCCTTCCGGTGATCGATGAGGAAGAGCACCAGCTCATGGTAGCCGAGGCGGTTTGCGATGGCCTGCACCGCTGGCACATCGAACATGTTCGTCTCCCCGGTATCCCGGACCGCAAGGATCTGGTTCCGGACAGTCTCAGTGAACTCCCCGACAAGAAGCCGGCAGCAATCCACACCGCAGAGGATATTCAGCGAGGAGTTGTTGTCCCAGTCGACCATGATATCTCCTGCATCATCCACACCGAAAACGGTGCCTTTCGTGCCAACCGGCGGTGCCTGCGGGTCCTCCATCCGGATCAGTTCCACCCGCGCTCCTGCGGGATACCGTTCCCGCAGCTCTTTCAGTTCTTTCTCACTTGGCATTCTCATTCTGTTCTCCTTTCCGAAGGGATACCCTTCTACCACCTTAAGCCCGCATTCCTGCGGGTAAGGCAGCCGTGGTTTTTCTTCGGTATCAGGCAACTCTTCCGTTCCGGAAGGAGGTGTCGCCTGCAAGGTTCCTTGTCAGGATCTCTCTTGCCGTTGCGAACTCGTCTCCGATGAAGCCAAGCCTCAGGAGCCAGGTGCGCATCGCGTATTTCGGGTTCTCATGCTGGGGCTCTTTCGGGCTTGCGCTCTTCTGGATCTTTGCTGCTGCGGAAAGGGCGAGGCAAAGCTGAATGTAGCTCTTGAGCTCCCCTGCGTGGAGTCCGCCGCGTCTTCCGTTCCCGGGGTCTGCAAACTGGAAGAGTCGGAACTCGATCGTGCCCTTGGTGAATACCGCGTGGTAGTTTGCCATAGCATACCTACTGGAATTGTAGTGTTCCCGTCTCCCGTAAGTTGCGTGGTTCTCTTCGTACCAGATGTCGGAAAACTGCTGCATGGTTTCCGGCTTCTCCTTGTTGAGGCGCTTCAGGAAGTCCGGGTTCACTGTTCTGCAGTAGCGCTCGATCCGGTTCCGGTCGAGGCGGAGGGCGCTGATCAGGAGGCTTTCGTGGCTTGCCATCAGGTTTGCCAGTGTCCGGAGGGTCCTGGCGTTGTGCCCGCTTGCTCCGATGTGGACGTGGACCCCACAAAGGTGCGAGGGGTCACTCTTTGCTCCTGCGTGGCGCAGCTGCCGGATCAGCTCCTGCAGGGGCTCGATATCCTCGTAGGAAAGGATCGGGGTGACCATCTCGCAGGATTCCTCATCCCTTGCTGCCCGGATGCTGGCGTCTTTCTGGAATTTCCATTCCCGGCCCTGTGCGTCCCATGCGCTCCATGCCCGGTAGCCGTTCTGCCTTGCGGTGTCTCTGTAGTTCCCGGTCCCGAAGAAGGCGGCGGCAACCTCTGCTGCCCTGCTTCTTGCGATCCCGTACATCTCGACCTCAACCCCGATGGTCTGCTGCTTCATGATCTCGATTCTCTTCTCGGTGTCCTTCATGCTCTGCCTCCTTGCTGGCGTGTGCTCTTCTTTTGGTATGTGCATATTCGCTCTGAAGGGCACTTATATCCAGTCAATTCGGAGGTGTATTTCCACCAAAGATACGCCCGGGAAATCGTGTATCCTGAAGCGGCATTTATTCCTGCTCTTCTGCTTCCTTCTTCGGAGCCCCGCTTCGGAATGCCGAGCTGCCGGTGAGGTTCTTCAGCAGGATCTTTCGCGCCGGCTTGTAGTCCGGTCCGATAAAGCCAAGGCGAAGGAGGAAGCACCGGAAGGCGTACTTCTCGTTGTCAGTTTCGACAGGCTTTGCGCTTGCGTGCTTTAATTCTTTCGAGAGCTCACAGAGCTTGGTGATCAGAAGCATGCAGGCGTTCGTCTCTTCCGGGGTCAACTCCCGATCGAACCAGGGAAACTCGATCTTGTCCTCTGTCACGTTGA